TGTTCCCAAGGCGTCCGGTGTTGAGTTGAGCAAGTAAATATCGTTCCAGAAACGAGAGCCTGAAATATCAATCACCATGCCTCGCGGGTCTTTGCATTTCGGTCGGAAATGCAGGTCATAAAACGAATAGTCTTTGTATTCATTGTTGCCGTAGTGGAACCCGCCAATACGGCGGGAGTTCTCTGCTGTGTATCCGTCCGGAACAGTGAAGTTGTTCGAGACAACTAAGCCGTCGGCTGTTGCGTAAATTGCGTAATCCACGCCCACTAAAAGCACTGGTGTTGATATCACTTCGTTAGCCGCATGAGTAACGGTTGCTCCACCCACGGAAATAGTTAACGCTGTTGCGGTTTTTAGCTGCCCACCCGAAACCATGAATGCCGGCGCGGACGTTTCCGCTTTGATGAATGTGTTTGGAGTTAGTGCAGCCAATCTACTTTTTGAGACATACTGCCCCGCCATCTTCTTTGACGTAACAATCTTCTCGTCATCGATGCCAGCGGCGACATCTGCTTCAGTAGCTACTTTAGCAATTCCTCGCTCCAGTTCGGTGGCTTGAGGATAAATTGGAGTCACTTCAATCGTCACAGCTGAAGCGTTGTACAAGTCTACCGAGCATTCAATTTCAAGTTGAATGTAGTCTTGACCAACAGCAGGAACGACGCTTGGTGTATATGAGCTGTATACGATGAGGTCACCATCGGTATCGTATAAACCAAATTCAAGGATAGACTCGCCTGCAAATTGCTGACTGTCCACATACACTAAGGCATTAATCCAACTATCAGTGGTGTTGCCTTCGTTAATATCCTGACGGCCAAACTCATTCACCAACTCGGTAAATGCAGGGTCTGGTGCAACATAAGCGAGATTAGAGTTACCAAGAGCCATCTGGCTAATGATGACTTTCTCGCCAGCTTGATAAGCAGCCTCAAGCTTAACTATGCCTACGTTAGTGACTACGGCAGTTTTTAAGGGTTCATTCGCCATAATTAATCCATAAGAGTAACGGTAATTCGTTTGCGACTTCTTACTGTGACAGCGTGATAAAGACCACCAGCCACAGCCTGATTTACTGGATAGTTACGAGTGGTAATGCGCTTACGACTACGAACGCGGACACCTGCATATAAACCGCCTTGGCTTACAGGGTTGCGCACAATCATGTTCCAGTGTTGAGAGCCTTGTTTGTTGCTCTCAACGAGGGTCACAACATTCTCGTAGTCTTTCTGCGTTAAACCACCCTGCTCCTGGGTAGCTTCAACAAGAAACGTACCTTTTGCACCGACGGGGTTCATTTGATGCCATACGGTAAGCTTTGGTCCAAATCCGGTTAGCTCCAGCGCTCGCTCTACTGCCCAAATCGTGCCTTTGTACTTGTAGAGAGCCAGAGCATCTTTAACGATTTCCCGTTTTCTTTCGACGCTCCAAGCATCATCCCAGGTATCAACACGAAACCACCAAGCTAGCCATGGCAGATATGACTCATGCACATGGTCAATATCAAGCACCTGCAACCCTTTAATAGCTGAGCGAAGATCGTTCATTTCCTCGGTAGTCAGGCGGCTTAATGTTCTTAGTCGAATGTCTTGCTTTAAGATTTTGGGAAGCATCATCACGTCTCGTTTATCCAGTGGTTACAGGATATCGAGCATCGAGAACTTAATTTCCGTTCGGCAGATGGCCGGGTTATATAAAGACACAATGCAGGCTCTGAATAACTCACATCGAGACTGAGTCATGATCACTGAAAATAAAACTAAAAACACCGTTGAAACCGCCTTGAAACCGGAAGCTAAGGTTTTTACGTTGGAAGACATTGCACGAGCAATGATGGAATTTGAACTCTGTATTTTGAATACCCCAATCCAGTTTGGCGGCATGGAACTCAATTGTGCGAAACGGGTTCGTAAAGCGCTGGTGAAAGACCGAATTGAAGCGGTGCGCTTCACCAAAGAGCAATACGGGTTTGAGTCAAACGATGCCATTACGGCGCACATTGCATCGAGCATTCTGGTGTTTGGTGAGCGTACTGGTGAGATGCGAGATGAACACGGAAAGCTTACAAGCCTAAGCATGAAAGGCGAAGTTGTCGTTCCTGTCGATATACTCATCAACCTACCGTACGAAGAGCACATCAATCTGGCTCACTTGATGGGAAAGAGCTGAATCTCGCTCGAATCAAATCGAGAATCTTTGATCAATCCTTTCACCTACTGACGAATAAGAAAATAGGCATTGTCTCTGTCGGAGAGTTAATGAATACCGATTGGGCGCAATACAACTATCTCATAGAGGTTTTTAATCATGGCAACAAGTAATAACAGCGGCTACGCATTAGAACTCATTGTTGGGGTTAAAGACGCCTTTACGCAGCAGTCGAAGAAGATTGAAAATGAGTCGAAAAAGCTGGAGCGAGAGTTTAAACAGCTACAGAAAACCACCGCTGATGTTGATGCGTTTAAGAAAGCCGAAAACGCTCTGAAGGAATTAAATCAGCAAGAAACCAAAAACAAAAAAGCCATCACGGCCCAAGAACGCGAACTTGAGCGACTTGGACGAACACTCAAAAATACGGGAGTTGATGTTAATAACATTGCTCAAGAAGAAAGACGCCTGCAAGCTGAAATCCAAAAGACGAACCAAGGACTAAAGCAACAAGGGAGTGCCCTACAGCATATAGAGAAGATAGGCGCGATTGCTGGCGGTGCTATGGCTTCAGCAGGGTTTGCTTGGGCAGGCAACGATAAGGCAAGAAATGAGCGCCTTCTCGCTGCTCGCAGTAGCTATTCACTCGAGGAGGTACAATCAGCATCCCAACGTCAATTCCGTACAGACTTAATTCGCATGTATGGCGCAGACCAGGAGAGCATATTTGCAGCTCAAGCGTTAGCCAAGCAGCAGAACTTGGGCGAAGAAGACACTCAGGCACTAACGAAAGCGACTATCCAGTTGCAAAAGATCTTCCCTGACTATTCATCCCTTGAAACCGTTCGAGCACTTGCCAATATTTCAAAAGGCTTTGGTATCAGCATTGAGGAAGCGGCGAATAAACTCTACGCCACCAGCTCAATGGTTGGTGATGCGAATGGTGACTTACTCGATACCTTTGCGGAGTATTCACCGCTACTTGGTGACAAAATATCGTTTGACCAATTTGCAGCTTCCATCGTTCGGGCACGTCAAGCAGGCGTTTGGAACACCGATAAGGTTGGGGACTCATTCAAAGAATCTTTTATGGCTCGTTTCAGTGATGAAGGTGAGTTTGCCAAGCTTGTTGGTGAAGGTGACAAAGCAGGAACCGTTGATGCAATTGAGGATGTCGATTTACGCAACCGTATAAAGGAGGCCGCTTACCGAGTTCGCAATGACGTTGCAACTGGAACCGCTCCTGGTAATAACTATGCTGCATTGTTGGCATTGGTCAATAGTGTAAGCCAAACAGATGCCGCCGCAGTTAAACCAATTCTTGAAGCGATTGGTGGCACCATTATGTCTGAGGATATTGGCACCAAAGGCTTAAATGCAATGCAGCAAGGGATGCAAGAAGGCGCTAAAGTATTTGAAGGTGTGGACTCACTTGATGATGCTGCGAAAGGCATATTCACATCCATAGACAAAGCCACACAATCATTCAATTCAATGACTGATACCGTATCTAACAGTGCAGCCAAATTAATTGATAAGTTTGATGGCTTAGGGAATGCGGTTTCTAATGTAACAGGCTCTACTACTGGAGCGATGAACGATAACTCCGCATTAGGTTACGCTGGTCTTACTGGAGCTGTTGGAACCGCTGCATTTGGCGGCTTACTTTTAAGCCGGTTAGGTAAAAAAGCTGTCGGTAAAATTCTCGGCACGGCAATAGGATCTCAAGGTGGTATCAAGCCTGCCAGTATGTTTAGTGGCTTGTTTACCAAGTCTGCTGCTGAGCCTATGGCGAACGTTGCCAAAGGACCGAGCTTTTGGTCTACGGCAGGCCAAAAGGCATTAGGTGGTGGTAAAGGTGTTCTCAAAAAGCTTCCTGTTATTGGTACAGCGCTCAACGCTGCATCCATCGGAATGAGTGCAATGGATGGTGATACCGAAGGCGTTTGGCGTAGTATCGGCTCTACCGTAGGCGGTGGACTTGGTGGACTGACTGGTGCCTTATTTGGTGGTGTGGGCGCACTCCCTGGAACAATAGGTGGCTCGATTGCAGGTGATGAAATTGCAGGCTGGCTGTATGACGTTTTCAATGGTGGAGACGATAAAGTTAACCAGCAAGCCGTTGCCCAGGTTGAACAAACCGTACAGTCAGCAAGCGCTCAATCAAGAGCCATCATCAATCAACCACCAGCGACCGTTGAGGTCAGTTTTGCTCCCGTCATTCAGATTGAATCCGCCAGTACCGAACCGGATGTGATGGCTCAAACTTTAGTGGCAGCACTTCGAGATATGACCCCACAACTCAAACAAACCCTCCACGATGTGATGGATGATCTATGGAAGGATATGGATCATGTTGACCTCGGCTAAAAATAATTATACTGTTTATCTATACAGTATAATTCGAGGCAAGGTTTGTTATGCGTGTTGAAATGATCGTTAAAGCGGATAGTTTACCAAAAGACAAGTTCTCTTTGATTGAACCGGAAATTCAAAGGCGCTTATCGGTACTTGATCCTGATGTTCGGATTCGTATACGTAAGGGTGAAAATAATCACCTTGAGATTATGGATAAGAGTAAAGACAACAAGGAGAAAGCCCACGAGATCTTAGAAGAAATGTTCAACGAAGCGGATGAATGGTTGTACAACTAGAAGTGATGTATTGTTTAATGGCTATATCTTTATGAGTTGAGGGAAAATTAAATGGCGCGAAAAACACCTTTACTATCCGAACACGGTTGCAGTCTTGTTCTTGTTGAAGAGCTTGACGCTAATGGAATGGTATTATCTGTCTCATACGAAGTGATTGATGTCGATGGAAATACCAAATCTTATCCTAGCAAAGCTGCGGCTAAGGCAGCATATGCGAATAGGGTTTACGAAGCAGAACAGCGCTTAGGAATTTCAAACTCACCAAGTATGTGAATGTAATTTTCAGGGGAATTATGAAATACAACAATGAACTGTATCGTAACCTAGTTGATACGTTATCCGAGTTTATTGATCACACATGTAATGGTAAACACGCAACGGATACCAGCCGAGATGTATTTTGCCATCTCGCCATACTAAGTGAAGTCATTGAACACGACTCAATGAAAACGACCGATTTAGTTGGTCGATTCATTAACTTGATTTCTGTTGGTAGTCATTTGATGTGCCGCTTGGAACCTTCATATCTTGAGTCAGATACGCACCAACTTTGCTGTACAGTTATCAAGCATCTGAGTGAGTTATGCGAAGTTCAGGAATATCAGGTCTCGTATTGGCTAAAATATGCCAGTGGCAATTAGATGACTATTGAAGGTAACAAAGGCGCAATCAAGCGCCTTTTCTTTTAAGTTGCGGACTAACATTTAATATTTTTTATCGACGCCAGCGCTTGTTCAAATGTTTCCTCTTCCATTTCAATACCGATAAAACGTCGATTCAAACTCAAACAAGCCTTACCGGTTGAGCCACTGCCCATAAATGCATCGAGCACCACATCGTTCTCACGACTGCTGGCGGTGATGATATGTTGCAGTAAGTCTTGCGGTTTCTCACAAGGATGTTTACCAGGATAATATTGCACAGGAGCAAACTGCCATACATCCGTATAAGGCACCTCACTGGTGACAGAGAACGGGCGGCGTAAATGTTCGTATTGGGCTTTTAGATCATCGTATTCCAAAACCAAACTTTGATAGCTGTTTTTTAAGGCATCATACTCTTCTACCAGTTCGCCATGTGTTTTGGCCAACAGCCCTTTTTTGTTGGCAAAGAGCCGTTGCAGCTTCTGGTACTGCTCTTTGCTTGGTAATGTCCACTGGCTTTCACTAAACCAGTGTGAACACATTTGAGTGCCTGTAGCCTCATTGATTTCTTTCGCTGTCACTCCGAGCTGTTGACGAGCCTCAATAAAATAATCCATCAATGGTTTGAACACTTGTTTCTTTAACTCGCTGCACTGAGAGGCATAACCTGAGCAGCCTTTCGCATAACCTTCAGCATTATAGTGGCCAGCAAACAAGATACGCTCGGTTGCCGGGAAGAACATACGCAAATCAGGCTTGTGCATTCTGCGCCATGGGCCTGATGGTTTAGCCCAGATGATATGGTTAAACATTTTAAAACGATTTCTGATGAGAAGTTCCGTGTCACTGGCAAGTTTTGAACCACAGAACAAATAAAGGCTTCCTGAAGGTTTAAGTACTCGCCAGAATTCGAGTAGTACCTCATCTAGCCACGCTAAAAATGAAGTGACATCTGGCCACTGGTTATCCCAGGCTTGACGTTTAACTTGGAAGTATGGTGGGTCGGTTAAAATCAGATCCACAGAATTGTCTTCAAGTTTTTTAAGGTAAGTTAAACAGTCGGCATGAATGAGGGTTGCACGACCATCGTGCAGAGTGTGTTGGTGCATTCTAATCTCCTGTTGCAAGAGCCTTGAATACAAAGAGCGAGTGAAGCCGCCAGCCATAACGAATTAAAGCTGGCGGCGTTTTGCTGCTTCCTCTCCAATTCCTTTATTAAAAGGCTCTGGGTCTCAGGTACTCAAGGCATCAAAACACCAAGAGAGTTTATCACCATTAATACTGTCATTATATACAGTTGTTAGTGTTTTTAATCAGGTGGTGTAAATCGGCGAATGGCACTTGTGCGAGCTGCTCCAGTACAAAAGCAATATGATGTTCACTGTATTCGGGGTGTTGCGTGGCAATGATGTGTGGTTTTACCGCGCCATAACGCGAATAGGTTGCGATCGTTTGGACAAGCTTTTGTGCCCCAGGTGCAATCGTTAACATGTTGTATCCCCTGCAATGAACGAGACCACGACACTAACTCTGGCACGCCATACCATCCAGTCTTATTTATTGAGGACACATAAATAATAAAGTGGGCAGCGGGCAAATTTTTGCCTGTCGATTTTTAAGGTTATCATGCGAAAATGGAATTCAATGTCAGTCAGGAGATCTTCAATGCCTATATACGATATGTTTGATAAAAATAAACTGTACAAATGTCCTGTGGGTCAAAATCCAGAGCTCTGTAAATGCGGCTCTTGCCAAATGCAGAGAGATTGGGACAAGAGTGCTGCCGCTCTAAGAATGGCTGAAGCCAAAAATTTTGCATCATTGGGATCTGCTATGCCCATGGCTCGGAGTGTTACACCACCTGAGCCTTCGAGAAAAACCACCAAAGAAAGGCTGGAAGCACAGCGAAAAGCGAATCTGGAGGCCAATGATAGAGCGTTTGCCGAGGTGCAAGCACGCAATAAACCACAGATCGCCGCAGAAAATATGTATTGGCCACCTTATAACCCTTTAGCGCCAGAAGGTAAGAAAGACATCCAGATAGAGTATGTGAAACCGATAGTGAGTATCGCGGTGCTGTCGTTGGAGGAAGCCCAAGAGCTATACAGCAATTTAGGTGGGAAAGAAACGATAGGCACCACTAAGTCTTATAGTGATTTAGCTAAAGGAACAGCGGAAGCTTATGCTACTGCAAAAGGGCTGGGTGGGCTCGGTGTTAAATCATCAACGAAAAACATTCATGGTCAAGACTGGGTGATTATTCGTGATTTTCGTCGTCATCAACAAACCTTAATGCAAGGAAATAAGTGGGGAGCAAGTAATCCAAAAGTGGTTCAAGCTGGACTCGGTTTGAACGATCTCAAAGGCGCAGTGCGATATATCCGATTTAACGCAGGTATTGAAATTGCGTTTGCGGTGGGAATTAATGCTGCCGATTACATTTTACGTGATGAGGCGACGTTGGCAGAGCTTGGAGTCAATACGGCTAGCGATTTAGCTAAAGGATTTATATCACTGGTAGGAGCTGCGTTATTCACCGCTGTTGTAGTACCAACAACAGTTGGTGTTTTATTCAGTGGGATGACGTTTGTGGCAGCGTCATTTATACTTGGCAACGCATTAGATGTAGTTGATGAAAGTAACGGTTATTCAGAAACGATTACTGAAGCAGTTAAGGAATATTTTCAATGAACTACTTAAGAGTCATCTTTTTGGGGTTGCTGGGGGGGCTAGCTTATTTTCAGATTTATGAACAAATAGGTTCAGCATTCTCAACCAATTCAGTGATAAAGGTGGACGGCTTGTTGAATGTTTGGGCGAGTTATAGTGGTTTACTTATCTGTACTTATCTGACGATTTATTACTTAAAAGACATGTTTCACCTTTCAATAAATATCGGCAATGTCAACAAAGTGGGGATACTGATATTTGTTGTTATTGCGCCTCTACTAACGATCGTAACATTCGGCCAAACTAAATCTAATGTTTCTAGTTATGTCGAATGTAAAAGTGAACGAAAGATTTCCAGTCGTTATTCAAGCCGAACGTATGCGATCAATGAAGAGTTGTGTTCGGCTTTAAGTCAGCATGATTAGTTATCCAGTTTGGGGGCTCCTTTCTGCGAGGAGACCTCTGCTACATTTTTAGTGTTACAAATGTCTGTTGCTCTAATTCGGATATCGTCATGCTGACAAGCCGATGAATTTGGCTACTATCGTATGCACTTGCAAAGGCTACGGCTCTGAGTGAGTCATCCAGTTCAAGTACGAACTGCAGGCTGGGTAAGAAACTCCCATCCTTGAGTTCATCAAAAACCAACCACACTTCATCAGGTGATGCGAGTAGCTTGCCCTGTATCATCTCGCGGAACGGCTCTAGCTCGGGTGATTGTGTTATCGCTTTGCTGAGTGTTGCCGCAGACAAGCCTTGCTTGGTCACCACTTTGGCTTGCTCCTTTAATACGCTTTTACTCTGCGCTTGAGAGTAATTCAGGATGCTTTGCGTCAGTCCATACTCTTGCGCTCGCTCCATCATCGATGCAGGCAATGTTTTCATTGATACCAATGGCGAACTGGTGAACTGATGCTCTTTACCTGTGGCCGCATCTTTATCTAAGGCTTTACCACTAACTTGCTCTGAGGCTTGTCGCATCGATGCAGGCAGCGCTTCATACTGCTTACGTGAAAGCACAGACACAGTGGCTCGGCATTTATGGTGGTTCGGTGGATAGAAGCTTTCCCAAAACGGATCGTCTTTGGGTTTAATTACGCCATCAAGCTTTCTGCACAACTCTGTCGTTCCTGAGTCCAAGACGGACGAATAGACCAGGAACTCAACCAAGTCGTTATTCGCAATCTGGGTCCAGCGGCCAGAGTTGTACGCCGTCATCATATTGTTGCGATAATGCAACTCTAGCCAGTACGGGCTGGCTTCAGATATTCCTTCTTGCTCGAGAAGCTGACGGATATTGCCCAAGGTTTCAGAGCGAGATGCACCGCTTTCTAATGCAGCTTCATAGCGCTTTTTCACTCTGTTTACCGCATCAATACTGGAGACGTTCGCAACCGTAAAAGCACGAAGTTTCATCGCCGCTTCCATTTGACGATACTCTTTGGTATCGGTCGGTATCATCGCTTTGAGTGAATCAATCGCTTCCTGAAAAGGTACATCATCCACGGCAAGATAAATGGGTGCATAGGTCAGCTCGATGGGCTTATCTTCAGCTTCAGTGATGGCATTATTAATATGCGCCTGACCAAGTAACCAACTCACCATCATCGATGCGGCGTAGATATTGGTGTACTGATTGGTGGCTTGGGTAATATCGATATCGTTAGGGTTTGAATGGGCTTTGAAAGCCGCTTCTAATTCTCTTGAAAGGCTCTTAATCGTCATCGATAACGCCTCATTTTCGAGGCGCTGTAATTTGGTGAGGTTACTGGTCTCTTTCTTGTCGAGACTCTTTAAAGCAGACATAGATGCTTTCCTGGTACGTCTGAAAACTCCAGACTTGGACGTTGATTAAAACCTTGTACAGGGTCAACCCCTGAGCCATTCGCCAATGCCGATTCCAACATGGCTTTGTAGGCCTCCTCATCCACTCGGATTTTGATATTACCCTCACGACCGTTGGCTAAGAAAATCCACTTAAACAGCGTATCGTTAAGCGTCTTATGCACCATTCGAGCATCACGCTTGGAGACGCGCATGGCTGCGCGCTCGTGAACTTCACCCAAAGAGCGAGAGCCGTACTTTTGGTTGCCGCCTGTGAGGGTCTGCCCAGTGATGCGCTTGGAGATTTTATTGTCGATGTATTCAATGGTGCGCAGCAGTTCGTCCACTTTACCGTTCGCATCGAGCGCAACAATCTCTTTCACGCCAGACAGGGCAACCGCATCGCCGTTCATCACAGGAGCCAATGAGTTTGCAATCGCTTGCAAGTCAGTTTCGCCATTGGCATTCTCCGCCAATGCAATGGCCGTAGGAATGGCATACTTCTCACCCAAGCGCTCGATGTTAGCCCAGCTAATCCACTTACTTTGCCAGATTGGCCAAACCGATTCTAAGATGGTCTCACCGTATGGACGCTCAGTGGTCGCATTGCGCAGAACGGGAATGACTTTACCTGTCACCGGTGTTCTTGCGGTGTAGTCCACCGCGCTGTAAACCAAGGTGCCATCTTTTAATAGACGAAAGTCTTCAGGACGTTTTTGCTCAGAATTGGTGAGAACAAGCAAAGAGCCGTCTTTATCCCAAATCAGCTCCACCGGCATAAAGCCAAACTCGGTGGCACTGAGCATCTGCTCCATCAACATTTCTAAATCAAAGTCCGCCATCACATCGTTGTAAAACGCGATATCATTGGCGGAGCCTTCAATCACATAAGGCACGGTCATTGCTGTGGCATGGCGCATTTCAATGTCTGAGGCGACCTCTTCATCGAGTAACATGGCACGAATGGCACCAAAATAGTAGTTACTGCTTTGGTATCGCGCATTGCCCAGCTCAGTTGGCAGTGGGTAGTGATTAACGATAACGTCGGTGGGAAGCCGAGCGATAAGGGACGATAATGTGAGATTCTTTATCACGGGCAATCGCAGCTCCTGTGTATTGAGCGCCACTGTCAGCGCCGTTATTAAGACCAAGCAACGAATTGATTAATGCGATGGCTTCATCTTTGCGATCGTCAAAATCAAACTCACTGATTTCACCCAACTCATAGATAGCCATTTGAGTCATGGCTTCAGTCAGCACTTCGTTATCATCATCGCTGTAGAATCGAGCGAGTGCATTCTTTTGACCAAGGTAGGCATAGCACCAACGGGCCGCTGATTGGCAGGCCGTTTGAGCGCTATTGCCATCGTTGTAAGTTAACGATTGATAGATTTGCTCCTCCAGGGAGTCAGACACTCCCTGGGGGGTGACCATCGCTCTTAACTGGGTAAGGGTAACAGCCATTATCGCTCCTTACGCCAGAGCGTTATCCGCCCAACAAATGGCATCAACGACAACCGCAGGCAAAGGTTTAGACATGGTGTAGACATCGACTCCGCTTGGATCATCCACTTTTTTCACTTTCGAGAAGAACGGCAACGCCTGAAGACCCGCATCTAAATCATCCAGTGCGGCGTAGTAAAGGTTGTGACCTGCATCGAGGTCAACCATCACCATCTTGTCGTCATCAACGGTTTTTACGCGCGTTTTGAGACCGCCTGCCATGGTTTCGTACGAACCATTTTCAAGGTTAATAATGTAGCCAGCCACATTCACCTGACCTTTACTCACTTTGACATCCAACACGTTAGATTGATTTTTACCTGCCAGCGTGACAATACGAGCAAACAATGTTTTACCACACAAGGTTTCTACGTTAATGCCATAGCCTTTTGCCTGAATGGCTTCATCCATTTCTTGCAGTGCGGTATAGACCATTTCAATTGTCGCATCTGCGGCATTCAATGAGGTTGCAAAGTTGTGGCGCAGCGTCTCGCCATAGTCAACGTCAAACGTCTCTAGGGCACCTTCAGCGGTTTTCATTGGGTAAGAAATTTTACCTGTCAATGACTGAGCACACAGCGCTTCGGTGGAGAACTCAATCTTGCGCATCACGCCAAACTGAAGCATGTCGAAGAACTTTTGAATGTTCTGTAAACCTAACGCTTTCATGTTGTTCAGCTCTGCCGCTGAAATATATGACACGGTTGAGAAACCTTGAGGCTCGATGGCTTGTGTCTCTACATCATCACCACCTAGCTGATAAGCCTTGGTGCCACGACGCACCACCGGAATATTCGAAAGGGTTTCTTTCAACACACTCCAAGGGATACGCACACTTGGGTAAAAGATGGCTTGGCCAAACACTTTATTACGAATGCGCATTGGCACCGGTTTACGTTTTTTGTACTTATTAAGCAGCTCTGCCCATTCTTGTGGCGCTAACAGGCCGCGTAAAATATCAATAATATCCATACTTTTTTCTCTTTATAACAGCCGCCTATTGAACGGCTGTGTGCATTAATGGGAGTGGTTACTTCTCTGAGCCTGACTCAGGCGCATCGACGCTGGGTTGTGGTGAGCCATCCGTTGATGGGGCGTTCTCGTTTGGTGATGCATCTTCAATCACTAAGCCGAAACTGTCCTCAACACGTGGGTAGTCACCTTTTTTGGTAAACGCCACTTGAATGGAGACTTCACCATTAGCCACAGGGGTGATGACGCCTGTCTTCTCATCCACAGCGGCCACCGAAGTGTCACTGGATGAATACTTCACAACTTGCTCGTATGGGTTGTTGATGCCCAAACTGAACTTGCCTTCGTTATCACCATCAGAAAACACAAGAGTGGTGTAAGGCACTGGCGCATCATCCACTTTCACAAAGCCGACGTGTCCCAACGTTGAATCCTCTTCAAGGCTTTTATCTTGGATAGATTCAGCGGAGGCTTTCACCGCAGGCTGACCCAATTGGTGATACGCATCGCCTTCACGTTTTAGGATTTGCAATTTCGCAATGGCTTGCTCAATCAAATCGTTTCGACGTGAGTGATGCAGCAAGGTACGCGGGTGTGCTCCTATCTGAACAAAGGCGTTGGAGGCTTCACGCAGCGCTTTTGAAAAAACGCCATCTTGCTTGGCTTTTTGTTGTTCTAACGGACTCATAGCCAGGCTCCTTCAGTGAATAGATGAGATAGTGACAACGTGAACTCATTGGAAGCGGAAAGCGCACTGCCATCGGCAAGCACAACGCGATCGCGAAGGTAAGCGCCAAGGCGAAGTGTAGAAACCGATGCATCACCTTCCATTTGTTTGGTGGTCACAATACCCAGCGTAACTTGAGTAACAGTTAGGTTTCCTGCGCCATCATCCTGCGCGGTTATTAAAGGGGAACCGTTCCAACGCGCCGTAATGACACCATCTGCAATAACGACTACATGACCAGGCTCTAAATCGGCTACGCCATTAACCATCATTTGTTGGATGACGTTGCCACCGTTGTAACTACCGACAATGGCAGGTGCGCCTTTGATGGTCGTTTTCATTCCAAAATCCATTACCAACCCTCCGGATCAAAGTTGTCTTGTTCAGCACCGCCGTTATCGGCCAGCTCTAATTTTTTGGTTAACTGAGAAAATGCCGATGGTTTTGCAGACGCGGCGCTCTTCTCTGGCATGGCTGCTAGCATGCTCTTGAGTTGGCTGTAGCGGTTACCATCACCAGACGCGCAAAGCTCAATAGCAGAAGCGCTATCAATCATGGCTTTCACGCTCTTGCGAAGCTCATCGCTCATCTCACGAGAGTCCGCCAGTTCAGTCAGCGTTTCTTTGCGATCGCCCGCTAACGTGTCTTGCATCGCGGTGACCGCAACGTTTGACTTATCGCCATCGGTGGTGACTTCGCCATCCTTATTTGGCTCGCCGTCTTTTTTAGCCGGTGCAGGCGTATTGGGTTTGATACCCATCGCTTCGAGCTGCTCTTTGACGGCATCGCCTAACAGCGCTTTTAGTTCGTCTTTCTTCATCGTTATTCCTGTTTCATTGTCATCAGAGCCAGACTGAGTGCCGACTTCTGCACTGAGATAGATAGCGCCATCGCAAAAGTCGCTATCGCTTAGGTTCACCACATCACGGGTTTTGGT